GAATTGCGAAGTTTAGCAACCGCTCGCCACGTGAACAATATCGCAAGATTAATACGCATCTTTTCGCCTTCACTAAAAGAAGCATAACTAAATTCATCTCTATGTCTTGACTTGATAGTTTCGTTAAATTCTTCATCAAGTTCAAATTGAACAAAGAAATCCATCGCTGAAAGATATTTGTTAATTAGCTTGTTAATGATAGGAATATATTGGCGGATAATTTTTGATTTGATGCCACTATCTTTAAGAAGGATAGCAGCCGCTCCGTAAATATTTTTTTGATCATTTAGTTCATTAGTTCTATCAGCAATTATCCCAAGATCTTCTTCTAGCTCATAAAGTTTACTTGTATCTTGTTCTTCAACAGTTTTATGAATAGAATTTATTTCTTCAATCAATTGATTTGTGTAAGTAGTCAACGAATTAATTTTTGTTTCAACAACATGATAATCCATTACCTTTTTTCTGACTTTGGCATTAATTTCAAACATGTTTTTTATTTCGGTATTTACTTTATCATATTCTTCTGAAAGTTTAGTAAGACCATCTTGAATTTCGACAATGTTATTATTTCTCGAATCAATAGCTTCACATTTAAAATTATAATCAATTTCTTGTTTGCAAGTTGGGCAATTATCATGATTGTTAAAGAAAGAAACTTCTTTATTAACAATAGCAAGATTTGCTTCAATTTTATGTTTTAATGACTCGAGTTTAGTCATTTTCTTTTCAAGAGTTTCAAGATCGCGTGTTTGGCTTGCTAACTCTTCTGCTTCTTTATTAATATTTTCTTTTTGAATTACCAAAGTTTTAATTTGTTCTTTTGTTTCATTAATACGTTCATTTTTATCAGCAATAATAGCATCATTGTTATTTTGCATTTCTTGCATATGTTCTTTGATTAGTTTAATCTTCTCAGAAAGAACTTTATGGTCAGATTGATTTTGAACTAGATCTTCTTTATTAACGGTAATTTTATCTTTCAACAAACTATTCATTGTTGTGAAGATTTGAAGGTCAAGAAGGTCTTCAATAATTTCTCTACGTTGACCACCTGACAGCTGCATAAAAGGTAAAAACGTAGCTGAACCAAGAACGATTACTTGTGAAAAAGATTTATGATTGATTTTAAGAATTTGTTTTTCAACAATCTCTTGATAATCTTTCATTTCTGCAGATTGATTCATCAGCTTACCGTTTTGATAAACTTCAAACACATTTGGTTTAATACCGCGAATGATTTTATAATCATTAGATGATATTGAAAATTCTACCTCAACTACCATTTCTTTACGCGTAATAGAATTAAGCAATTGTGATTTGTTAATTTTTCGAAATGGTTTACTGAATAGTGCATATGACAATGCATCGAGCATGGTAGATTTACCAGCACCATTTTCGCCAACGATCAAAGTAGTATTGTGTGTGTTAAGATTAATTTCCGTAAACAGATTACCTGTAGAAAGAAAATTCTTCCATTTTAAAGATTTAAATGTTATCATTCAACAGCCAATGCTTCATTATATAATTCTACAATAGTATTTTCTAATTTTTTCTTATTGAAATTTGGTGCATTAATTTGATCAATATATGTTTTGAAAATGTCAATAGTTGACTCTGCTTCATTAACAATATCATCATCATTTTCAAGATACAAATTAAGATTATCTTCTACAATTTGCATTTCTAATGGATTGCATTTTTCTAAATTTTCAATAAACATATCAAAGAAGTAAGGATTTGTTTTATTAGTAACAATAACCTTAACCATCTTACCTTTGTACTGTTCAAAATCATGGTCAAGGATTTCGGTAATCATTTTATCAGCATCATTATACCAAACCTTATAGAACATTCTATATGGATTGCGGATAAAAGTCAACTCTTTCGTTTTTGTATCCAAGATATGAAAGCCTCGAGGATCCTCGAAGTCAGACCAAGTAAACTCAGCATGGCTACCCAAGTAATGAATATTACCAGATGTAGAACGATGGTGATAGTGGCCACTAAGTACCGTTTCAAACCTGTCGAAGATTTTAGGATCTTCTCCATGTGAGTTGATACTTCCCTTGAACATTTCGAAGCCAGCGAGTTCCAAGTGGCCACCCACGATAGTCGCATTTGTTTTCCTTATTGCTTCAAATATTTCTTCTTTGTTTTCACTATTAATCCAAGGCAAAAGAAGAATTGGCATTTTGTCAAAAATTAATTCAACAGGAGAACTATCATAAACATGAACATTTTGATACTTACCTGATACTAATTCATCAAGAGCATTTACACTATTTGTGTTTTTGTAATACACATCATGATTGCCAGCAATCAAATGCATCTCAATATTATTTTGTTTTAATGGCTCTAGAAAATCTTCTCTAAGTCGTTTTGCAGTGAGAAAATTAATGTATTTGCGGCGATCAACCAAGTCCCCCAAATGCAAGATATTGCTGATTCCATCACGAAACAAGGTAGGAAAGAATACATCATCGAGGAATCGTTTTGAGTTGTCGTGGAATGCGATGTTGTCATTGCGAATCCCCCAATGCGTATCCGTGATTATCGCTATTTTCATTATCAATATCCTCTATCTCAAATTTCTCAATACCAGATTTTTTAGTTTTAATATTTTTCACTTCATTTAATTTATTTTCAAACGAGCTAATAATATCATTAGAAAAGTGATTACTATTCATACTAACACCTTCTTCATTAAAATCCATCAAAAATGAATTTTGATAATTTTTATGTTTGATATATGATTGTTTCTTTTCTTTAGCAATTCTTCTAATAAATGCATTCCAAGCAATTTGCGTGAAATAAGCAAAAGGATTATTATATCTATCAGGATCAAAATTATCAACTGCAGCTATACAGTTTTCAATACCATCAGCAATCATTTCGTCTTTGTAAGTATAGCTTCCGAAATTTGGTTTAGTAGCTAGTTTAGTACAAATCATTAATAGGCATTCGCCAATATATCGAGGAATCTTAGGCGCTGGTCTATTTTCGCTTGCAGCTAATATACGGGCTGCTTTATATTCTTGCATTTTTTCAAAAAGAGTTTTATTGTTAACGTAATGTGCTTTTTTCTTACGAGCAGGTTTTGCGATGTGATCTTTGATTGCTTGTGAATATTCTTTCGTCATTTATTGTACTTTCAAGTTTACTGGATAAATTTTATATTCAAATTTTTCCTCATTATAAATTTTCATACGTTCAACAAAATGTAATATAGTAAAGTTTTTTCTGGTTTTCCAAGAAAGGTCATCAGCTATATCATAAAGGGTAGCGGTTTCTTTGCTATCTGATTTACGCAAGCCACGACCAATAGATTGTAAGTTTCTTATTTTAGATTTTGAAGGACTAGCAAATATGATGTTATGCAAATTACGAATGTTAACTCCTGTACTAAAAGTCCCGTAACTAGCGACGATAATACTGGATGGTGATTGCTCCACGATTTTACGAATTTCTTCACGCTCTTCTCCATCAACGCCACCATGGACAAAATGAACAGGAATACCCTGATCTTTTAACATGTCATATAATATTTTGCCATGCTTTTCTACATATTGAAATAATAACAATGTATTGCCTTCAAGAGACAATGCTAAATTTTTAATAAAATTGTTTCTTTCAGGCAACCCTACAAGAAAATCCATTTCACTCTTATAATCTAAAGTGGTTGTAGCCTTACGCACGTTATCAGGATACTTTAGTATTATAGCCTTAATTAAGAAATTAGACAAGTGTTTTTGTTCAATTAATTTTGAGGTAGTTGTAACTGATTTAACTGCACCAAATAATCCTTCAAGAACTAACTTATGTGTTTCCGTACCGTCTAGAGTTCCTGTAAACCCAAAACGATACTTGCAATTATTAAGTTTTGTCATTATAGAAGTAAGAGATTTGGCTTTGAATAGATGCGCTTCGTCGCCGATAACTACGTCAAATAATTCGAAATACTCTTTAGGTATCTTATATATGCTCTGCCAAGTTGTACAATATATCATTGGTTTGTTTTCTTTAATTTTAAGTATTTTCAATTTTGAGTTTCCTTATAATCAATCCTTTCATATTGCCTCTTTTTGGTATTTTACCATTTAAAATATAATTAAATGTGGATACATTCCAGTCCATCTTCTGACAAATTTCAAAAACAGTCAAATCACCATCAATATCAATCCAAGTAATTCCGTTATCTTTACTATATTCATAATTATTTTTTTTTGTTAAATAGTGGTTCTTACCACTGGTTTTTTCTATTTTTTTTCTCTTTGCTTCTTCATTATACATGGGATTGTTATTAACAAATGGATTAGACCCATTATATTTTCTTTTTTTCATAGTTTTTTCGTGAATTTTTTTTATTTTGAAAGGACTATTATTTTTCATATATTCAATTTGCTTTTCTCTCGAACCATCATACCAAGATATTTTAGCTTTTTCTCTCATTTTATTTTTATACTCTTCGTCGTCCCATAACTTTTTATAATATTCACTCTTAAGATTAGATAATTCTATTTTAAGTGATTCATATAATTTCGAATTTTGATATCGATTCAATGTATTTTTAGATTTCATGTTCATACAAAAAAATGCATTTAATACTTTAAATCTATCTTTCCCGAATATAAATTTTGTCAACAATAAATGTGCTATGTAGTGTTCTCTTGCACTCAATTTTATTAGATTATCTTTAGAATTATCTCCGCCTATTGATTTTGGTAAAATGTGATGAGTTTCACAATATGTTCCAATTTCAACAGGATATAGTAATCTTTTCTCAATTAAAGATTTATATATTTTAAAGTATTTGTTGTTTTCTTTGTTCTGATAACCATCTATCGTCAATTTCGTCATTTTCAGTAATATCCTTTGCTTTTTTATATTTGACATTACTATTTATAATTTTTATATTTTCATTGCCTTCAAATGTATATTCATTGCCGTCTTCGCAATAAAAAGTAAAAAATATTGGATTCTTTTCTTCACCTGCGGTTATCTTATGAACATATCCTTTAAAGCCATAGTCAGCAAAATCACTGGCAAGCTGACTAACAAGAGAAGTAGTTGGTACAATAATAAGAGTTTTTGCATTATAGTATCTCGTCAATAGATAAATGATAAATGATTTGCCAGAAGCTGTTGGAGATAATAGAAGGGAACGACGATTACGAACGGCATAAACAAATGCATCAATTTGATAATCTCTACGTTCAAATTTTTCAGGTATATTTAATGTATTAATAAAATCATTTGCTTCTTTTAATGAAAATTCTTCAGCAGAAAAATCTGTAATATAATCAAGTTCGTAGTTTCTTTTATTACAAAATTCTTCTACGTATTTTAAAAGGCCACCATAAAGCATACCAGTCATAGTATTGTAAAGTCGAATTTTACC